AAGCTATACTGACTAAGATATACCAGCAGGCGCTTGCCGAAACGTGTATTCTTGGGTGGGAGAATTTAGTCGATACTGACGCACACGGCGAGGAGCACGTAATTACTTACAGCACGGCAGCGGCGCTAGCGCTGCTGGAAACTTATCCTGAACTGTACAGTGCCGTGAGTGAGTTTGCGAGCGACAGCACTAACTACGTTGGCGACTTTGACGAGGAAGAAGCCTTAAAAAACTAACTGACGTTCTGGCGTACCAACTAAAGTTTGGTGCGTCAGAGCGTAATATCGTTGCCCAATGCGAACGGGCTGGCCAAGCGTTGCCTGCTGCTATCGAAAATAAGCCGTATCTAACCCCGTGCTTTGAACTCTATCTGGAGGCCTTTTACGACCTGACCACCACACGTCCTATCGGATATGGCGGGCTGGGGCCTATCTCGTGGCTAAGTGTACGCCAATATGCTATTATAATGGGGTATGACCACGAGCAGACTTATTTTCTGCATTTAGCCGTCCAACGGCTCGACCCTTTGTACTTAAGCTGGAGCAAGACACATGCTGAAAGGGCTAAGTAGCGCAACCACACTCTCGGAGTTATCCGCTGCGTGTAATCTGGCTGCACGTCAATTAGCCCCTGCGCTTAACAAGGTAAAGCAAGCGACGGCTAAATCCCTGCTGCTAGAGCTTATATACACGACTCCTGTGGACACTTCGCAGGCACGCTCTAACTGGCTCGTGGGCAAAGGCACGCCCAGCTACACTTTTATTCCTGCCCACGTCGCAGGTTTTGCCGGCAGCACCGCAGGGCAGTCGTCGGCTATCGCTTACGCTAACGGCGTGTCAATTATCAACACAGTTAAGCCGCGCGAAACTATCTACTTAACTAACAGCGCCCCCTACATTGAAGAGCTCAACGCAGACAAGTCTAGTCAAGTGGAAGCGGGTTACGTTGAAAAGATAATTAACAAGCACGCGGCTGAAGCGCCCGAGCAGTTAAGGAGGGCTATCTATGGCGATTAACATAGTAGTTCAAGATAAGGTAGACAGCTCTATCGAGCAAAAGCTGCTGGCGATTGCGAAAGCGGCGGGGGCCGCTGAAGTTGCTGTAAAGAATGCTCAAAAAGCCCTTGGTGGCGGCACGGAAGCAAGAGCTATGGCCGCTACTTCACGCAGCACGAACGCTGCGGCGCTGGCGGCTTCACGATACGCTACTGCCCAAGCCAAAGCGGCAGCGGCTATCGCGAGAACGAACGTGGGGCTTAACGGCCAGAACACAGTTCTACGCAGTAATGGTCTGCGTTGGGCAAAAGTAACAGCCGCGCTTGCTGGCTTAACTTTGACCGCGCATCATGTTGTAGCGATGGCCGATAGCTACACTGTGCTACAGAATAAACTATCCGTCGTGGCGGACGATATGCAGCATGTTAACCGATTGACAGCGGAGCTGGGCGGTGTGGCGCTAAGAGCTAGAGCACCTATTCAAGAAGTAGCTAAATCGTTTACGCGCTTCGACCTTGCCCTAGCTCCGTTAGGGGCTAGCCAGGCGGAAGTATTGCGAATTACAGAAACTGTGAGCAAGGCGCTCACGCTCTCAGGGGCTACGGCAGGCGAACAGGCCTCAGGGCTGCTACAGCTGTCACAAGCGTTCAATAAAGGCAAGTTGGACGGTGACGAGTTCCGCTCTATGATGGAGAACGCGCCGGTTGTTATGACAGCTGTAGCTAAGAGTATGGGCGTGGCTAGGGGTGAGCTACTGAAGTTAGCCCCCCAGGGTAAAATTACGGCGCAGGTGCTTTACCAGGCGTTAAGCGAAGCCGCCGTCGGTATCGACGCGGCGTTTGCGAAAACAGTGCCAACCATTGAGCAAGCGTTTACGCAACTCCGCACTAAAGCCACGCTATATTTTGGTGAGCTAGGGAAACAGACAGGTGCGATGGCGGCGTTATCTGGCGCGATTATGGTCCTCGCGAATAACTTAGATACGTTGGCTTTTATTGCGATGGCGGCGTTGCCTTTTATCGCTGCTTTTGCTGCGCCCCGCCTTTTAAGCGCGCTGGGTAGTGTGGCAGGGTTTGTGCGTAACACTACCGTCGCCTTCGTAGCGACGCAAGGCCCTGTGGCTAGGCTGGCGGCAGGCATGACCGCTTTTGGTAACGTGGCTGCCCGTTCGTTGGCCGTAACCGGCATAATGCTGACGACCAGCGTAGGGCGTATGGCTGCGCTGTCTGTCGCTACGGCTACGGCTACGGGCTTGATGGCTGCATTGGGCAGAGTAGCCGCTCGCACAGCTGCGCTCGTAGCTGCTGCTTTTAGTTTTACTGGCGTACTGGTTATGCTCGGCACGCTTGCCGCCGCCGCTGTGGCCTTCGGGGACAAATTAGTTCTGAGCGCCAATTCAGGCTTTACCCTACGCGACAAGACAATCGCTGTGTTCGGTGAACTTAGTGGGTTTATCGGATATGTAGGTACAAATATAGCCAATGAGATTGCAGGGGCTATGGGTTTATCGGAAAACAGCTTTACGAACTTTGGAGAAGTGGCTGTTGCGGCGCTGCGCTTTTTGGCTATTGCGGCGGCCGTAACGGTAGACAGCGTACTGACGTTGTTTAGAAACGTAGGCCCCTCCGTGAAGTTCGTGTTTAGTTCTATAGGCACTTTTGTGGCCAACGTATTTAGGGGCGCGTACAACTCTATTGCCACCTCGATGAACGACACGCTTAGTGAAATAAACAAGGTTATTGACGCGATTAACAAAGCGCGGGAGCTTGTAGGCAACCCGCTTATCCCGCGCCTAGAGGTTAAAGTGCTACCTCTCAAGAAAACCGAAATGCCTAAGTTTAGTTTAAACACAAGTACCGACGCAGTTGGTGCGCTCGATGCTTTTAACGCAAGAACTGACGCTAAAGCCAAAGCCGCTGCGGAAGCACGCCGACAAGGCGAGCTGCGTGAAGCCAAAGCCGCAGCCGCTGCCGCCAAAGCCGCAGCCGCTGCTGGGGGGAACGGTGCTGCTGCGGCTGGGGGGAACGGTGCTGACCAAGATGCAACTAAGGCGGCTACCGACCATTTGGCTGAGTTTATCGCTAAAAACCAACAAGCTACTGCCGCTGCGAAACGGCTTAACGACGAGAACGAACGGTTTAATGAGCTGACTGAACTCAACAAAAAGCTAACGGATGACGGCAAAGCCCCCATAGACTTAGACAGCGACCAAGGCAAGTATTTAGCTTCACTTGTGGCCACTAGGGTAGAGGAGGAGCGGCTTGGCGCAGCGCGGCAGGAAGTTTACGCCAGCGTTAACGGCCCGATACAAGCGTATAACGACGCGCTGAAAACCACCGCTAAATTAGAAGCCGACAACATACCTAAAGAGAAAATTGAAGAGCATTTAGCGACGCTTAAAGACGGCTACGACAAGGCTACAATGTCAGTCGCAGAGTACAACAAGAAGGTGGCCGTTAAGGCCGCTGTCGAAGCAGGCAAGAGCAGCTCTGGCAAAGGACGGCTGGAAGGGCTTGATGTTAGGGCCACTGCGGCTAAAGACCTATTTGAAGGCAAGGACATTACCGCCTACGAGTACCAGCGTGCTCTAGTGGCTATAAACGCTGAAACTGCGCGGCTGCAACTTGAAACTGGCAACGCTACAGGGGCATTTGCCCCATTGAAAACAGCGATGTTAGAAATAGCCGCTGCCACTCCGTCGCTTGCCGAGGGTATTGCTGACGTGCTACGCACTACGATAACCTCCGCGGTAGACGGAGTGGCTAACGCATCCGCCGACCTACTGCTTAACTTTTCGTCATTAAAGTCTTCTATGGAAGAAACCCTTGGGCGGAGCGTTAGCAACGCCGAGGTGCTTAAAGAGACGTTTAAGGACTTAGGCCGTACAATAATCAAAGAGGTAGTCACGGGGTTAATTAAGGTAGGTGTGCAGCACTTGCTTAACTCTGTAATACAAAAAACCACTACAACTTCTAGCACTGCGACAGGGCTAGCCGCTTTAGCCGCTTCGACCAAAGCGAGCGTAGCCGCCGCAGCGGTAGTTGCCGCTGCGTGGGCACCAGCTGCTGCGGCAGTCAGCGCAGCAACCTTCGGTGCGAACACCGTACCGGCTTTTAGTGGCATGGCACTTCTGTTGGCAGGGGTTGTAGGTTTACTTGCAGGGGTGGCCGTTAGTAAGTTCGCAGACGGCGGCTACGTGAGCGGTGCAGGTACTGGGCGGAGCGACAGCATACCGGCAAGGTTGTCGCACGGTGAGTTCGTTATGAACGCTAAGGCCACAAGCGAAAACTACGGCTTGTTGCACGCTATGAACACAGGTAAATCGGTCGGTGGCGGTGGCGGTATGCGCGTGACCGTAGTTAACCAGGCTGGCGGTGTCACGCACGATGTGCAGCAAATAGGCCCTGATGAAGTACGTATTATTGCCAGACAAGAGGCGCAACAAACTGTGCGTAAAGAGGCTGGCCGAGTTGTGGCACACGAGATAAGTAATCCTAACTCTGCTACCTCAAAAGCCCTTAACCGAAACACAAACGTAGGACGTAGACGCTAATGTATACCTTTCCTTTTGTTCCTGACAGCAACGGTTATACGTTTACACACCCGAACGACGTTATTTCAGTGGAGCTTTCTGGCGGTGCTCCGCGCCAAAGGCTGGATAAGCTAGGGGCTTACTATCACCTTTCGTGCCAGTGGGTGCTGGAACCGACGGAATACACACAGATGCAACGGTTCTACCGCGGGGCAACAACCAGCGGCTCAATCCCTTTTAACATCGACCTTATCATTGAAAGGGCCGAACTTGAAACGTATAAAGCTTACTTTGTGCCTAACACATTTAAGCTAGTACAACAACGTGGGCTGGCGTATATAGTGTCAGCAGAGTTGCGTGTCGCGCCTAACTTAGCCAACTTAACCCTCGACACCGGAATGGCGGTGCTGTATACTGAGTTTGGTGTCTTAACTGATGCGCTATTCATCCTACTTGATGACATCATTGACCAGATTACTAACTACGAACTGCCTGCGATATTATAGTTATGCCTGTTGACAGCTACGTTGATTACTTCTTACGGACAGCCTCCACGGTTGTGCAGTGCGAGCTACTTGAGCTTAGTCACTCCTCCTTTACAAAGACGTATAGAATTGTACGCAATGTTGCCGCAGGAATAACCGTTAAACTGGAAACAGGCGAGCAGGTGGTGTTTGACTACTACCCTGTAAAGATAGAGGCTAACGCCGACAGTGACGACCTTGACCAATCGTTAACCATTACCTTGGGTGATTTGGGCGAAATACTGCCTACGGAGCTTGATGCTGTAACAGCCGCTGATAGCTTCCACGAAAAACCGTTACTAACCTACCGTACCTACCGGTCAGATGACCTAACGAAACCTATGCTTGGCCCGCTTGTGTATGAAATAGAGAGTATTGTGTTTAAGGGTGACGGGTGCAGTTTTACAGCCAAAGCCCCTTCACTGAACCAAGTGAAAACAGGTGAGCTGTACACGCTCGACCGTTTTCCCATGCTTAGGGCGTTTTTATGAGCATCGACACCTTATTGGCTAAAGAATACGACGAGGCTACGTATAACTGTGCCCATTTTGTGGTGGACGCGGTTAAGCTTGAAACAGGCCACGATTTAGGGGCACTACTTTGTGGGGTACTGCGCCCAGCCGCTGACCGTCTAGTTGACCCAAACTGGCGACACATATTTAAACGCACTGCAAAGCCTGTAAGTCCGTGTCTAGTAGTTATGCAAGGCGGCGTCGATAGCACACACTTAGGGTTGTTTCTTCGCGGCAGTGTTGCACATTTAACACGAAAAGGCGCAGAGTACGTACCTATAGAGGTAGCGACTGTGGGATTTAGAACAGTGAGGTACTACACGTGGTAACTGTGCACATACTAACAAATCCAGTTGACAGCACAACATGGGAAACACATAAGACGGATAACGTCTGCCGCTTTCTAGCAGAATACTACCCCGCCGAAAGCGGTGGTATGCCGTCTGGGTACGCCATTTACAGAGACGCGATAAGTGAGGCTACGGACATCACACCGAGGCCTGAAAGTGTAGAAAAAGATGTGGCTGCTTTGCTGGCCTTGTCTGATAGCACACATGTGTTTGTCGTGCTTTGGGGTGGCGACCCGGTAGTAATAGTTGCTGTGGTGGTGATATTGGCGCTTATTGCCTCCGTTGCGCTGCGACCTGCTATACCAACACTGGCTATACGCAATACACAGCAGCAGTCGGCTAATAACGAGCTAGCTGGGCGCACAAATAAGCCACGGATGCTTGCCCGCATACCTGATATCTACGGCACTGTGTCAAGTACGCCAGATTTGGTCGCACAACCTTACCGTTTATTTCGCAACAACGAAGAAGTCGAGTACGCGTACATGTGCATCGGGCGGGGCGAGTACGCTATCGACGGCGCAACTATCCTAGACGGCGAGACCTCCATCGCGAACATATATGGGTCATCTGTCGAGGTTTACGGACCGTACACCTCCCCTAATAACACAACAGTCCCACAAGTAACTGTAGGGGCTCCGATAGCCACACCGGTACTGGACGTGACACGCTCTAATGCCGTGACAGGTCAAGTTTTGCGCGCACCTAATGCGAACACAGTCAAGGGGGACAATAACATATTTTTTACTGCGCCTAATGTTATTCACTACAACCAAGGCACTGATAATATCAACATGGCTGACTTTTTTGAAGAAGGCGACCAGCTTACTGTTACCAA